GGTTCTAATCGGGAAAAGTTGCCCGTTAGGTCTCTAATGTGGTCTGGCAATTCCACCCAATCAACTTGCTCAAATTCTCCTTGAAGATTTCTAAGAATTTCTATTCTGTAATCGTGGCTCATTATGCCCCTACCTTTCCTAGAAATTGGCTGAACCCCGCAATGTTTTTCAGGGCTGTCTTGGCGTGGTCTAGTGTCTTGTAGCCGTTGAACTCTCCAAGCGTGTCTATCTCGTAGCCGTCTTCAACATTGACGAAACGAACCGAGAAACATTTTTCAGTTCGGTCAAAGTTATCTTCTGTAGAGATGAACAAAAAGCCCCCGTCTATCTCGGTTAGGGTGTGCCAGTAAATACGAGAACCGAAAAATCTTAGAGTGTCCTGGCTAAACCAGAACGAATTTTCTGCCCTAATTGTTAGCCAGATTTGGCTTTCTTTGGTGTGTTTCATTTGTGTCCCTTTCTTTTGGTGGCGTTGTTGCCACTCTCTAATTATGCCCGAAAAGTGATCTCTAACCCCCGCAGCTTTATAACATTTATTTATTTATATCGTTATAAAAATGTTCTTGCTTTTTTGTTGCTTTTTTTGTATAAGCACACCGCCAGGAACTACTAAGCACAAACTTATAACATTTTTTTAGTCTCTCGTCAATAGCAAAACGCCAGAAAACTTTTTTTCTTTTTTTGGCGTGTGTTGGCTTTTTCATATGGTAGAGATATACGAGATACGCCAGAGACCCCTAACCTATTTGGGCTAGGGGTCTAGGGTGTAAGTTGTGATCTGCTTGGGGCTACCAAAGCTCAACCAGATTATTCAACCAAATTTTGACCAAATTTTGACCAAATTTTTCAACCGAATTTTGATCAAATTTCAACCGAATTATTCAACCGAATTTTGACCAGAATTTGACCAAATTTATTCGTGCGGCAGATGACCAGAATTAGCGAAACTATCGCAATCCCACTCACCATACATAGCTTTACGAATAGACAACACTCCAACTGGATATTGTTCTCTAATTCTGTCCTTTGCTTGTGTAATGTTATCAGCAAAGATCAAGCCCGTATTTTCTCCAAATGTGAAGAAACCAACCGAACCGATACCGAACCAATAGTAGTTCTCTCCGTCAATGTAATCTATGTCTAACATTATTTTCCCTTTTCTTCTAGAATTAGCCCTTTTTGAACTAGTAATGACCAGATGTCGCTTTCTTCTATTTCAGGATAAATCCTTGATAACAACCAAGCGGAATTAGCAAAGCGATCCCAAGTTTTTTCATCTTCTTTTAGTTTTGAAGCTTCATACTTTTTTCTCGCTTTTTCATTTAGTTTTTCTACTCTAACTAGAACCCGATCTGTTTCTTCATCATAATAATATTGCGGATAGCAAGTTTCACAATCCCCCCTATCGCATTTTTCATTATCTTTTTTCATTAGCTTCTCCCTTTCAACGCATCTTTGATAGAACTACTCATAAGTGATATGCCGCAAGTAAGTATCGCCACAAAAATTATAAGTATGACCATACCCACATTACCGCTTACATTTTTTTCTGTATCTTCATTCATTATTCAACACTCTCTAACTCTCTTAGTTCATCACAATTTTCTAAAGCTACTTGAGCTAATTCACTTATGTTTGTCCATTCGCTTTCTTTAGCGTGTATCTTTTTCCAGAAAGTATGGGCAGATCTTACTTTAGGAACGTCTCCCTGTTCGGTGTAATCGCCCAGGACAAACACTCTGTCCCCTGCCCATCTACCTAAGAAAGCTTCGTTGTATTCTGTAAGCGAGAAATCACCGAAACCCCTAGCCCTAGAACAAGTAGTAAGTAAGTATTGAACTAGCGGCAGATCACCCATAAACCCACAATGTTCTAATTGCTTAGCCCCGAAACCGAGATCTCTAGGGTTTATGTATTCTTTCTTATCGCTATTCACTAACAGATGATATTGCCCCATTAGTTTTTACCCCCTACAAAATACCAATCATTACGAGGTTGTTCCTTAGAGTGTTGCTCAATCGTTTCACCTGTATAAGCGGTAAGCCAGTAGAAAATGTTTTCATCAAAATTTATCCATTCTAAATCCTGACTTTCCAAAGCTTCATTCAAAGCTATTTCCTGTTCGGGTGTTTCCAAGATCCCGAACCTAGCGTAAAACGGCTCACTCTCTCCGTAATCACACTCATCAAGCCAAGCGATAAGGTATTTTTCAACCTTTATCTCATCTATAATTGCCATTTATTTTTCTTCCTTTTCTTCTATCATTTCTTCAAGATCACTAGCCAGGTCATAGCCCGTCTGGGTGAAATCCAAATGACCTTCAAGGGTTTCTTGTCCGTCTTTCACAAACTCTTCCCAAACACTATTTATGTTTTCTAAAGTGAAATCATTAGTTTCAATGAAATAGTTTTTATCCCAATACGCCACAATAATTTCATCATCTAAATCACTGCGTTTTAGCAGCTCTTCAATAAGTTCTCTAATCTTCATTTCTGTTAGCCCCTTCTCCAAGTTAGGTTTATGTGTTGCTTATTCCACCAGACACTATCCTTCAAATCTTCAAAAGTGTAAGTGGCATTAGTTTTTTCAGCGTGAGCTGCCCAAGATCTCTCTAGTTCTGCCCACATAGTTTCTTCACTATCCGCTACTAAGTAAAAGTCATAGTGGGCGGTAGCCAAGTGTGCGATATACATTTCTTCCATTTTTATTCTCCCTTTAGTTCATAAGTAATGTTTCCGTCAAGATACTCAATGTTTTCTTCGCCAATAAAATCTGGCAATTCTGGGTTGCTGTATTGCTCTGTAATTTGCTCTCTAACCTTGTGTAGATCTTTGATATCTACTAGGTAGCGGGCTTGAATAGTTATTTCGTATTTTGCCATTAGTTTTTTCCCTTTTCTTCTGTTGTAAAACAATTTTCTTCAATGAAAATGTGGAGCTCTTCAAAAGCATTTCCATAAGCGATCATTGTGTTAGCGGCTTGTAGTTGTCTATAAATTTCCAGTAGTTCCCAGGTCTGTTGCTTAGTCATTAGTTATCCTTATCTTCATTAGGGCAGACACAATCGGCAGGGTATCTTTGTAGGCATTGTTCGCATTGTGTTCCACAAGCGACACATAAACAATCACTCATTAGTTCTCCCCTTTTTCAATAAACTCCCAGAATTCGTTGAAAGCATTTTCGGTATAGTCATTCGCTAGGTGTTGGTAATAGTTTTGGTGTTCAATGAACTTAGACCATAACTCTCTGGTTGCCCCGTCTACGCTTTCAAGATCTTCGTATCGTAGTGTCTGCCAAATAAGTTCTGTATCTGGCTCGTAAGTTTCGGTTAGAAACTCTATTAGTGTATCTCTAGTCATTTTCCCTTTTTCCTTTTCCTTCTACTCGTTTTCCATGTGTAAAGCTAATTGGTTATAAATAGGAAGCAAAATAGCGTAATATTCGTTATCCGCTTTTTCGCCAAGCAATTCAAGTAATACCTCAACTTGAAAATCTGTAAGTGTTATTTTCATTTTCCCTTTTCCCTTTATTTTGCTAATCTAACAGAACGAACCGCAACTAACGGAGCTTTCTCTAAATCACACGCCAACTTTATAGCGTGATCTGTGTCTTTGGCGGCAACTATGATACTTACATATCCCGTGTCGTGTTTTAGGCGAACTTTATAGTTAGGCATTTATACGCCCCATAATCTCTAAAGTAATTTCGTGCCTAAGATCATCACAATCAAAGCCAGCATATTCCAAAATCTTTTCCTTAGCGTATTTTTCCGCTAGTTCATCATCTTCAGCATAAACGCCAGTAGTGATAGTGAAATAATCGGTAGAGATACTTACAGAATAATCAAACATTAGTTTCCTTCCTTTGTCTCGGTTGGTTCTTCCCAATCTATTTCGCCGCCCTTGAAGAACTTTTCGCCATTAGGCAGATCTTCGTGTGATAAGAACTCACTCATAAGTTCCTTAGCGTGTTCCAAACTATCCGCTTGAAAAGTAATTATGTTTCTGGTGTATTCGTGTTCTACAAACTGATACTTAGGCATTACTTTTCTCCCTTTACATAGCTCTTGAATAGTTGTGTTGCTTCTTTCTTACTATAAAAGTAAAAAACCTTTTTATAGTATTCATTTCCAATAAAAGTTGAAAGAACCCAAGCCCCTTCACTATTACGATCATAAATTATTTCCATTTATTTCCCTTTGTTTAGGTAGCCGCTGTTGGCTACAAGAAAAGAATAAGCCCCCAGGACACAAAAACAAGATCATTTTTGGTTTCGTTATAAATCCGTTATAAACGCCAAAAACCCCTAGCGGACAAAGACTAGGGGTTTCAGCAAGCTACTTGGTGTCGGGTATCACAACCGAACTTACAACCAAATAACCAAAAGTGATACAACCAAATACTAACCAAATTTCAACCGAAAATCAAGTCAGCGGCTTATTACCCCGTTTCTCATTACAACTCTTATGAGCAGGAAGCAAGATCGCAGTAGAACCAAAATCGCCAGGATTAGCGTGATCAGCAACCCAAGGATCGTCAAACCTACCGCCACCACCGCACAAATGGCATACCAAAGCAGTTTCACGAACCAATTTTGCTCTTTTACGATAATCACCTGAGTATTGTCCTGTCTGTTTCTTTACGGCAGCTCGCTTGGCGTTATGTAGCCCTTGAACCAAATTTTCGTGTATATCACACCGATTACCGCCAGTAGTAAGCTCACCGCAATCCAGGCAAGGTTTAGGAAACCTACCCATTATGTTTCTCGCAATGAGCTATAGCCTGATCTTCTGTGTCATACTTGTCCCAACAATTTTCAACCGAATTATTGAAGAAACCGAATATTAGAACCAAAATTCCTATAACCAGAATTCCGTTTATTACAACCAAAACTTTTTCAAACAATCTCATTTTATTATCCTTACAAACCGAATTTGGCTTTTACTGAAATCTGTGAGCAACTGAATTTTTGTTGTCCCAAACATCAAATTAGCGTTGATAATCTTATTATTCCCTAGATAGATAGCCGAATGATAAAAACTTGTTGAACCAGGATAAGCAAAAACAACTACGTCTCCTACTCTCGCTTTAGAAACACGCTTACCTATGTGAGCTTGCTTATCTGCCGAGTGAGGTAGCGTAATGCCGATCTTCTTGTAAGTCCATACAACCAAACCAGAACAATCCCAACCAGAAGGTTTTGAACCAGAAAAGACGTATGGTGTCTTATCTGCGAACCGAACCAAATTATTGGTTATTTGAACCAAATGTTTACGTTTTTGAACCAAATGTTTCTGTTTATCTAAATCCAGAAAGTATTGAACTGGATTATTGGTTTGTAGGTGTGTAGTGCGGTCAGTTGAACCGAAACTTGCCCAACCGCCAACCAAAACCATGAACGCTGATAAAACTACAATCAAATACTTCATTTTCCCTTTCCATCCTAATCTTTACCCCATCCAGTCCCCTTGAACTGAATTGACGGGCTACCAAATAGTCTAACCAAAACTTCTTTACATTGTTTACATTTTGTAGGTGGTTTATGTGTGTTATTTATAGGCTCAGTAATAATAAACTTATGTCCATTTTTACATTCGTATTCATAAACTGGCATTATTCTTCCTCTTCGTTATAGGGATCGTAAATGGCTTGAAAGCCTAAAGCTATGTCTGTATTGCTAAGTACAACTGAATCTTTTGTTTCTTGTGTTGGTTGCTTTTCAGCGTGTTTATGTGTTCTACGCCAATTTTTAACCAAATCAACAGCATCTCTGTCATCAGTTTCAAATTCAGCACCACAGCTACACACTTCACGGATCATAATGTAAGTCTAAAGGAAAATCTCCTAGCAACAGGGCGTTTACATGCGTGGCTACTAGGAGATCCTCTTTAATCTACCAGAAAGTCTAAAGTTTCCAAACTGTTCCAGTAAAATCTTTCTCTTTCTCTAATGCAAAACAAACCAGGCTGGCTGTCTTCACCGCTATTGAGTCTCCACCAGTTAGATCCGTTGTCTAGGGTTGCAGCTTGAACCCAGAAACGTGATGTTCCCCTGCTTGTTGAACCAAGTTCTTGAACTCTAAGATGATGAAAATGACCAGAAACCAGAACTGTTGAAGCGGTTACAGGTTGCTTACCAAACGATTGTTTACGCCACCAGTCAGGGATACCTTCAGGTCTATTGGCTTGATGTCCATGTACCATACCGAGAACATGGTAGGAATCACCGAATACATCTAGAGCCAATGATTCGTCATGGGTTGAAGGCTCGTGGAAAGTTATGTCAAGTCCAACTTCTTTACTTAACCGAGCAAGCGTACGCCCAATGTGAATACCCCAATCATCTGTAGGAGTACCAACCTTTTGTTTGTTCACTCGGAACTGACAATGATTACTTCCAACCGAAAGGTAAGTTATAGGAGCGTACTTAGCGAGTTGCTTTAAAGTTTCCCACGCCATTGCAGTACTTACGTCAACCTGCTGCATGAGCGACATTGAATTTGTGGCGAGCTGGTGAAGATCTGCGACATTTCCAAAGTTCTCAATAGTATCACCAACATCACAGAAAATAATGCGTTCAGGTTTTGTTTCTTTTACCTTGTTTATTAGCCTGACCTGTGTTTCAGCGATACGCATAAACATAGCTTCAGTACCGCCCCTATGGTCTACCTTACCTACCTGTAGATCTGACCAAAGAACAACCAAAGCTTTACCCGAAACAACTGGTTTAGGTGTAACAGATTTGGTTTTCTTAGCTAACGCATAAAGCAAAGGCAGATCTAAAGCAGCGTTCTTCCTACGCCACCTAATCCTGACTGCTGTATGCCATGCAGGTTCAAGTGGAAAAGGTCGTGCAACCTGCCAGCGACTAATTCTAGGCTCACCAACAATGTCAATCTCATCAGGATTAATTCCTGCATCACGCAAAAAACCGTCAATGTCTACAGGGTTATCGCCTTCAACGGCAGGAAGAGTAGCTTCCCCACCTTCACCATCAAACACGACTGATGGATTCCAGCCTTCAGGGGCTTGCACTTTAGGTGCAGGTGTAACTAAATTCTCCAACATGAGCATCTCTTCCTTGCATGGCTATCAACTGAATAGCGACTGATTTTTAAACCACGTTCATTTAGAGCAGTTGTAAGAGCAGAATTGTTCCACAAAGGAGATTCTAACGCTTCAATCAGTATTTTTCTGTCTTTTTCTTCAAGGTTTTGAAGAATAGTGTTGATTTTGCAGGGATACTGCCTGGATGTCGGAGCTATGTTTTCAAGCATTGGGTTTCTCCAATAAAACTGGGCTAGAGATGCTAAAACATAACTCTCGGATAGTAGCGAGAATAACTGGATGAGTCATTGTGTTAGCTTCTTCAATAACATCCGCTATTTTGTGGCGAACCAAATCAAAGTCGCTAGACCAAAGTAGGTTATCATCTCTCAACAGTTTTACTGTGTCTTGCACTTTGTTACTCATCTAAATCTCCTTCATCATTGTATGGGTCTTTTACTTCTATTTGTTGTGCCACAAAGAAAATTGCTACATAGCCGATACTTAGCATTACTACTGCAAGTATCACAACCGAAACTATTAACTCCACCATTGTTTCTCTTCTACTAGGTTTGAGTTCCAAACACGAATAGGTCTGGCATGTGAGACTGCACGTTTAGAAGCAATAAAACTATCTGACGGTTTTATGTGTCCAATTTTGCTGGCATTTCTAAACATTGCCCCCATAGCTGCAGGTTGATGGGTTTGTATTTCAGGATAATTTTTTAGTTCATCCCAAACATCATCAGACGTAAAATGATCTAGCCTATTGGCAAGTTGACCAATAATTTTTGTGACCAGATCAGTCCAAGCCTTATTAGCGTTATCTTCAACCTGTTCAAGAGCTTCATCTCTTAGTTGTGTAGCAGTTTTCATTAGTTCCCTTTCAGTTCAATGTCTTGTAGCAATACTCTTAATGCTAGTTCTGCTTGTTGCGGAACAACACCATTGCCACATGCTTTTAATTGTTCATTTCGTGTCAACCCTATTTCTGGGTCTGTAACCCAACCAGCAGGAAGCCCCATCATCCATTCAGTAAACTCTGCTGACAGACGGTGGTTACCGTCTTTGCCGTCAGGTTTAGTGGGTGCTGGTGCTGGTTGATTTATTGTTTGTTCCCATCTTCTGATGGCTGGCTCAAACTTACCCCAATCAAGAGTAAGAACCTGTGTGTTTAGTGGCAAAGTATTT